GTTATTAACATATTCTTTCAATAAATTTCGTTGCATAGAATTAAGACTTGTATACTTACCATTAAAATTATCCACCATTAACTGATAAGAAAGTAATCTTAAATCTTTATCTTCCTTTTTGAATTCAGAAATTACTTTAGAATCTGTATCTCGTGGTTTAGTTTTATTACGAGTTATATGTTCTATAATAGAAAAGGTACTATCTACCTCATCTACTGGATCAAATACAGGGGTAGTTTCTGATAAGAATTTCTTATAAATTGAAGCATAGACTTTGTAATTAGGAATTCTTGCTCTAAAAAAATCTTCCACAATATAGTTCTTTTTAATCTCCTTAATGAGATTGTACTTTTCAGTGCGGAGTTTCTTATTTTGTAACTTTTCTCTCGCCATTATTACGGCATCTACTAACTTTTCTGCCTTATGAGACGAATTATAATTTTCTTTTAACAATACCTGATATAATTGATTTTCTTTACCGAGTTGTGTTTTCTCGTTAAAGAATTTTTTTAACATCTCTACTGATTTACTCTTATCATCATTATTCATCACATCAACAGTAATCTGACGGGATAATAATTCAAAAAGTATTCCCGTATTTTTTATTTTCGAGTGCTTTACACGTTGGGCCATAATCTATGCTCCTAAATAAGTATATTTCTTCATCTATAAATATAAAAACTTCTAATAATTCATCGTTTAAGTATCACTTAAAGATGAAGATACCTCGCTTTTATATTCTTCTTCCACAGCAGTCGTTTCAACCAAGATTTTCTTCTCTTCGCGACTTACTTTTCCTAAACTTTTCTTCAATGCATCGTAATGTGCCAGTGCAATTCCATATTTTGGACTACCACTACCACCTTTTCTCTTATCGTGGGCTCCAAGTGGATCTCGACCCCTTATACTTGAATCTTTCTTGTGTTTAGGTCCTTCACCTGGACGACCACTTCCTGGCCATCCATCTTCTGGTATTTTTATGTCTAATTCTTTACCAGTTCTTCCTTGTTGTCTTGCTCCAGGTGGTTGTGCTCCAGGTACTCCTGGCATTCCACCTTCTGCACCACCCGCATCCATCATTGCTCCTTGTGTTCCAACTGCTTCTTCACTTTGAACTGGGTCATTACCTTCCATTTCAATCTGTGACCATCTAAACTTCCGTTTTTGGTCTTTAATAAGTCCAAGTCTAACTTCTTTTTTCTCTTCTTCTGTAAATTTAAATACATTATCATAAATCCACTCAGTATCTGCTATCTTTGCGTCCATTAGACTTGAAGCAAGACTCTGTTTGTTATTCCACAATTCAATCTTTTCTTCTTCATATATCGTAGATGGATTTTTTAAATCTAATTCAAAATTAACAAGTTCATCATCTGTATATCCTTGTGCGTATAGATGAACTATTGCAATTTTTGTTAATTCACTAACAACAATTCTTTGAAGTCGTTCAATAGTTCTTGCAAACCTCACATCTTCTGCTGCGAGTGTTGCCTTACTACCAACTGCTTCATCATATCCAAGAAACGCCTTTGGAATTTTTAATGCTGCCATTAACTTGTTTCTCAAATACTCAATATCTTCTACGGCTTCGTATGTTAATCCTGGTAGATTATCAATTTGAGTTCCACTATCTCCACCACGAACTGGTAAGAAGAAATCTTCTGTAAGATTTTGAATATTATATTTCAAATTATAATCACCAGTATTTTGATCAATAACAGGAGCTTTCTTCATCTTATTGATTATTTTCTGCATAAAGTTTTCAACTTCTGCTGGTGGAATATTACCAATATCAATTTTGAAAACTCTCTTTTCGGGTGCTCTCATGATTCTATGAATCAACATAGCATCTTCCATAAGACTTAATTGTTTCCAAATCTTACGGGCTCCCTCTATCATACCTTTACCATAAGGTAAGAAGTTTGCATCTGATAACAATCTGAAATGTGCTATTTCAAAATTTTCTAATTCCTTCTGGCCGGCCATACGACTTGAATGTCTCGTATCCATTTCTTCAACTACAAATTGAACTAAATATGGATTCTCTGGATCCTCACCTTCAACACGAGTAACATCGTATGCTGAAAGTGGAACTACATTTGTAATACCATACTTTTCTTTAACGTCTAAATAGAGATAAAAATCTCCATATTTACACATATTTCTTACCCATGGCCATAAATTGAATTCTATATTCAATATATCATAAAAAAGATTATGTAAAATATCGTGAATGTTTTCATTTTCTGAAGTGATCTCCAATATCTTACCATATTCATTTTTCATTGTAGATTCATCTGAATAAATATCGAGAGCGGATGCAATTATAGCATCATTATCCATTTCTTCATAATCTCTAAATAAAGCCAATCGTTGTGCTTGAAAACTAATTGCCTGGGCGTGTCCATATCCACCAGTTGTCATATTAGTATGTAATCTTGACCACCTATCTACAAGACTATTTCTCTGTGCACTTTGAACTCTATCCGTATCGGCAATTTTTAACTTTCTACCACCTGCATGTCTTACGATTACATTTGTGGAAAAAAGTCGTTTTAATCTACTTCTTAATGTTGTATCTGCCATTTTATCCTCTTATTATTTTATTAACCAAGTTAGATCTTCTTTTTGTCCACGTACTTCCCAATCCCAACCTTCGGCTGTTTCTTCTTCTGGAGTGTAAAGTGGTTCATAATCTAACATTTTATTTAGAACTGTTTTTTGTAAGGCTATTCCTTCTGCATTTAATCTAAGTGCAGTATCTCTTACCCACAGTCCTATCGCCAAACTCATTGGAAGGTCATCATTGTATCCTTCCATTGCTTCGGCTTTGTTATTGTGCCATATAAACACAAATAATTCATCAATCAGTCTATTAGAATGAACTATGACTGATTTTTCTCTAAAATATTCTTCTAATTTTGCGATTACTAATGGTCTTGTTTTCATAGTCATACTGAAACCAGGGATCATTTGTCTATCTTTATGTCTGTATCTATTTGTTACTTGTCTTGCGACATCTACAAACTGTAAATCTTTACTTGTATAAAATAGGTTATCATACTCTCTATCAATAACTTGTTGTATAGTAGCCCAACCAATACTTGAATTCTCAATCACAAGTAATGCGTTATTAAACTCCATAGCAGTGTTCATACATAAATTACCAAAATCTTTGGTAGGTATTTTTCCCTTATATTCTGCTACTTGTTCCATACTCTCTATTTCTATTACATGGAATGCAGAAAAGTCTGATGCATCACCACGGGCAACGTCAGCAGCAACCACATAATTCTTGGTATAATCAGGTTGTCTCCAAATCCATAAATTACTATCCATTCCCCTCTTTTCAACTGGATCTTCAATTTGTGTATTTCTATATTCTTCTAAAATAACACCATCAATTACAGTTTGACCAGAAGTGATGAAGTCACAATCGTATTCTTGGGCTGCCATTGACGGTCCCAAAAGTTTTTCTTGTTCTTCTCTCCATTCTTCATCCCTATCTGGATGTAATGACCAATGAAGTCTTACAAAATTCCACTCACTTTTCCCTTCTTCAGCATCAACCCAAACTTTATGAAACCAATTTCCTACACCGTTTGGTGTAGATAGTGCTATACATTGACCACCAGTTGCAAGAGTACTTTGTGCTGCAGTCCATATTGTATCTATCTTATCAATAAATGCTGCCTCATCAATAATCAATAATGACAATGCCTCTGAACGACCTGCTTCTTCAGTACTTGCGATTGCTTTTACTTGTGAACCATTACTGTATCTTAATGATAATTTGTTATCCTCGACACAATTTGACTTTACCCAATTCGGTAAGTTTGCATGCATCACACGAATCTTTGTTACAAGGTTTTTAGCAGTATCTTGTTTTGTAGCAATTACCAATATGTTCTTATCACTCTGAAAGGTCATCATCCACAATGCGTATCCGGCTGTAAGTGTTGATATACCTAACTGACGAGCTTTTAAGATAACATTATAATTGTGGTTGTTAAAATCAGTTACCATTTTCTCTTGAAATTCATATAAAGAA